TGTGAATTCTGTACTTGCAAGTGCATCAATAGGTCTATTGTAGAGATCTTTTTTTCTTAAATCATCTTGTTTCAAAGGTATAACTTTTACAGGTACACTGGCGTGTTCTAAAATACTTTGTTTACAAACTTGGAATGCAATATCTTCTCTGCTATCCCATCCTACAAATACTTTAAGGGGTTCGGTCATTAGTCTCTTCTTTCTATATCATTTTCGGTTAAATTATTGCCAATCCATACTTCAATAACTTTTGCAGATTTATTATCTAAATTTACAGCTTTGTGCCAATAGCCTACTGGGATGTCAATACTATCTCCTGGTACTAACAATGTGCTTGTTTTATTACCTTGCTTATCTTCTAGGAACATATTAATTACTCCATCTACAACGTGCCAGTGTTCACTACGTTTAAAGTGTCTTTGGTCACTTAATGCTTTGCCGTGATAAAACTCAAGTTGTTTAACTTGCCAGCCATTGCCTTTGTCTAATATTTTGTATTCGCCCCACGCACGTTCTGTAGTAGGCTGACTCCATTCTTTGAGTATCCAACTACTACTATTCTTTTTATCTTCGCCGCCAACACCAAATACAAACTCTACGTCTGGATGATCGCCGTATGTTGCTTGTTCTGGAATTTCGCCTTCAACTCTATCCCCACCGTTTGCAACAATAAGTTTACCAGTTGTTGTTTGTAAAAGATATCCAATTGCTTTTGTTGTGCCGCCAGTTTCGTCGTCTTCGACTAGCATAACATCGTCAACCATTTCAAGATGTTTGACAATATTTGCACGTTCTTCAAACGGCATAAATGCACGACCTTTTTTATTCTCAAGCCACGTATCACTATTAAGCCCTACAACTAATTTATCGCCCAAAGAACGTGCTGATTTAAAATACTCAATGTGTCCACTATGTAACGGATCAAATCCTCCAGTTACAATTACAATTTTACCATCCAAAAATAAAATCTTTCCTAACGTTTGTTAATTCAACAGCACCGTGTGATTTCAAAAATTCTCCTGCACAGTATTTTGTATCAGGATGTTGTTCGACTATTACAATGGGCTTGTATTTTTTTAGAGTGTTTATACCACCCTTTAAAACTTCTAATTCGTGTCTTTCGCAATCAATTTTTATTAGTTCAAATGGAGGCATAAAACTTTGATCAAGTGTTTTTACTTTAATGTCGCCTTCTTTACCGTTGATAAAACTGTTTCCTGTATTGTTTGGATCATAAGTCATAGCTACGTTTTTTTGTTCACTACCTAGTGCAAAATTATTGATAATAACATTTTCAATACCTGTTGTATTTTCTATTAAGCATTCAAAAACTTGTGCCATAGGTTCAAACGAAATTACTTTGTTAAATTTCTTTGACAGAGGAACAGTCCATAATCCTACATTTGCACCAACATCAATTGCTGTATTAAATTCTTTAACATATTTGTATGCTGCGTTTCTAACATCATCTTGATATTCAGGAGGCCCGCCTTGACTAATACGCTTGTTTATCATTTTTTCAAAGTGTATATCTGTATCTGGCAAATAATAATTATGAACTTTTTTCATTAATAATTCTTTCTAGCTCAAGCCATTTATCTACTACTTTAATTGGTGTATAGTACTTAGTAATATGGTCTTGGCCCATTAAAACTTTTTGATAAACTTCTTCTGGATTATGTACAAAGTATTGAAATCCTGCTGTTAAATTACCTGTCCAAATGTAATCTTGCAAGTCAACATAACTTGGTATGTAACTTTGTGTGATAACAAACTTTCCTTGCTGTAGTGCATCAATTGGTCTGTTGTTTCCTTTACCTTTTACAAATTTTTCTATTTTGTCTTTGTAAAAAATTGGCAACAAAATAGCATCGCTATTATTGACCATTTCTTCTTGTGTTTCATAACTCCAATCTGTCCACCAACTTGGATCGTCTATATTTTTATTTGTAACAACATCTATATGTACGTTTGGATGTATAGTTTTCATATTAGCAAGTATCATATCAAAGTTTACTTTATGAATATTTTTTCTTGCTCCATAACATACAAGTTTTACAATGTCGGTTTTTGTAAACACTTTTTTTGTTGGCTTGCTTTGTTTTCTTTCTGTTAAGTCTGCTATAACATAACATTTGTTTTTAAATAATCTTTCTACATCTTTTGCTAGATATTCACAAGTAGCAACAAAAAACTTACAATACTTTGCAGCCTTTGTATATAAATTTATTACATCTTGTTTATAAAATTTATAGTCAGATATATCACAAATAAATTTTGCATTTTTTTCTATCAATACATCTAATATTTCATTTGTAAATTTTTTACCAAATACAAATAATCTATTGTCATTATGTTGTATTTGATTTATATCTGTAATAAGCCCATTATTATTACTATCCATATTTTCAAGTAATAAAGTTCCTCTTGATCTAAAACTATATCTATTGTGTTCTTTATCACCAACATAAAAATACATTATTCTTCCTGATATTCTGCTAACAATCTACGTATTTCATTCCACGTACCTAAGTCTATATAGTCATTAACTTCGATACCTTCTGAATTATAAAACGGAGTAGCTGTCATTTGTTTAGGACTAAACTTTTGTTTTAGTGTGCTTTTTTCCATATATTCTATTGCAGGCATAAACGAACTAGCTCTAAATGCAAAGCTACACCAATATGCATTAAATTTTGTAAAGTCAGTTTGAGGTTTGTCTTCATAATATTTTACAATATTATTCTCCATTTGTAATGCACCTTTTGTAGATAACATCAATGGATCTTTTTCTTTTTTGTAAAAGAATACAAATTCATTGTTATTTAATTTGTCTTTGACTTGTGTATATAAATCTTCAGTGCCTTTTAATTTTAAAATAGTATCAGGCAATAATACAACATTATCTTCTCCAAACCAACTAAATGCACTTTTTATCGCACCAGTGTATTCTAATTCTTTAGGATTTTGATATACGAAAGCAATATTATATTTGTGTTTGTACTTTGACAAATATTCTACTATTTCGGTTTTGTATTCATTTATTACTACAACAAAATCAACACTGTTTCTATCATAGTCTTTGAACCAGTCAAAACTATAATCTATAAGTGCTTGATTTTTATCTAGTCTTAATATTTCTTTAGGATAAGGTAAGTTTAATCTAGTACCTTTGCCTGCGGCTGGAAGTATAACTGTTAGGGTCATACTCTATTTACAAAGTTGCGTCTTCCATTCCTGCAACTCTGAGTTTTACAACGTTAGTAATTTGCCACTGTTTTTGATCAAGTGCTTTAAGTACACCTAACCATTTGTTTCGCATTAGTGCAAAATCGTTAATAATTTTCTCATAGTCAACAACATCAGCTTCGCCATCGACATATTTTTCAACATCACGACTACTTAATGCTCTTTGATAGTTTTCTAAATACTTTCGGAAAAACGAGCTACGTAATCTACGTAGCTCTATGTTTAAATATTCTAGTATGGCTTCAATTTCTTGCAACTGATTAAATCTATGTTCAACAATACCTGGCATTAACGATGCTTGTTTTTCAACATTACCTACAAACTTACACTCTTTTTTAGCTTCTATAAGTTCAGATTCAAAATGCTGAATCGCTGCAGGTATTTCATTTACATTTCGACTTACACGACTGTACCAACCCATTACTCATCCCATTCATCATCATCGTCAATGTCACTATGATCCATTTCTAAATAATATTGAATAGCATAATCTAAGTGTTTGTCAGTTCCTAACATTTCTTGTAATTGATCATCTGCTAAACCATAATCTATTAATGTGTCGACATATTTTTCAGCTGCCATTTCAATATGCTTTTTATCAAAATACTCTTTAAAAAGCATCCACAAATCCGCCACAAATTCTTCATTCATCTAAGATCGGCTCCTCGTTATGATCCACAACTTCTTCGGTTGCGTTAGCGATATTTACCATTTGTTCTTCTTTTGCCGGTAAATCGGCCATGACCATCTCGAGTAGTTCACCTGTCCATTTCTTACGATATTCTAGTGTTTCTTCTCCGTTACTATCAATATACTTGTAACGATTACCTTGTTTTTCAAGTAAGCCTTTTCCTTCTAATAAATCAAACATACCTGAATATGGATTCATACCTGTTTCGTATGGAATCTCAACTTGTACACCTTCAAAGGGTTTAGCGTAACGTGTTTTCATTACTTTACACGCTGCTCTAATACCGTGTACTTGTGATGTTTTATTACCTTCGGCATCTACTTTAAGTTTTAGTTTCTTCATAGCAACCACCATCGAAGAAGCATACACAAAGCCTGAACCACCTGAGATCTTATCATCTGGGTCAAACATATCCTGCGATGCATATGTGTGGTTAGTAACGCACATACCTACATTGTAACTGCCAAACATATTAACACAGTTAGTTACAAGGGCTTTCAGTGCTTTTGCTTTACGACCAAAGTCGCCTTTCATATCACCTGCTTCAAACTGAGTAACCTCAGTTGGTGACATAAGCATACCGAGCGAATCAACTACAAACAATACCTTAGGACGGTCTTCTTCGTTCATTGAACGATAGTCATCCATAAATGTACTAATAGTTTTAGCAACATCGTCAATCATTGCCATATTAAGTTTAAGAATTTTGTCGTCAGTTGTTTCGACGCCAAGTGCTTGTAACCAACTTTCGTCAAGTGCATTTTCGCTATCAATAAGAACAACAAAAATACCTTGTTCTTGTGCTGCCTTGACAATGTTGCCGCTTACAATATATGATTTACCAGCACCGGACTCTCCGGCAAATACTGATACTTTACCAAGCGGAATACCTTTTTGAAAGTCGCCACTTAGTAGATAATTAAGTGCAAAGTTACCTGTACTAATCCAGTCTTGTGGATCGTTAAAGCCTGCGCTCATACCCTTAATTGATTTAGTTAAACTGTTTCGAAACTTTGAAGGATCGAATGCTTTAGTAGCCATATTATCTCCTATTCTAAAAAACGAATGAAAGGGCCGAAGCCCTTTCTATTATTAACCTTGACGTGCTCTGATCATTGCAAGAATGTCTTGTGCACCGCCTGCGTTTTCTTCTGCAGGTGCTGCTTCTGCTGCTGGAGCAGGTTGTGGTGCTGCTTCTGCTGCTGGAGCAGGATCTTGCCATCCTGTATCAGTTGCTGCTGGTGCTGCTGGTGCTGCTGCTGGTGCTGCTGCTGGTGTTCTATTTTGTGGATCACCAGTACGTGCTTGCATACCTGCAGGACGGAAGTAATTGCTCCAACGTTCTGCATCGTATGCTTCACCGTCTACACTTGCTTCAAACATTTCTGTAAGAACTTTAACAGCCACTTCGTCTGGCTTTTTAGGAAGGAAATCGTTTAGATTAAACAAGCCGTGTGTATTCACTGCTGCCATCTCTGCATCACCTAGCGGACGTTCTCTACGTGCCCAATTACTTGCGCCATAATCAGCATAACCGCCTTTTGTTCCTTTTGATAGACGGAAGTCTACACCAGCAGTTTAATCTGTTGGTAATTCTTCCATATCTGGATCCATAAGAGCTGCTTTGATTAGTTGGAAAATTTGTGGACCAATAAT